GTCATTTCTATTCACCGTATTTTTTTCTTGCTTTTGGGAGGTGTGCGCCATGACAGCACGTTCTCCTAGGGCTTCCTTGCGTGCGGTGAAGCCTACTGATAAGCCGCCTGAGTCTAAGCCTTTGACGCTTGAGCAGGCTGTTGAGACTGGCGACTATCTGAAGATTCTGATTGCGCAGCGTCGTGAGATTGCTCTTGCGATCCCGGAAGAGAAGGGGCCGGCTAAGGCTGCGCTTCACCGGCAGCTTTCAATCATTGCTAAGGAGATTGAGGCGATGACGGATAAGGCGAAGCAGGAGGCTATCGAGAATGGCGACCCTGCCGAAGACGAAGCCTGGGACTCGGAAGCTATCTGAGATTGCCCGGCATGTTGTTGTTCCTTCTGGGATTGTTTCGACTGGTTGGCCGGCTGTTGCTAAGAAGGCTGCTGAGATTGGTCTTGGCGCTGATGATTGGCAGGTTGCTTGCGGCAAGCTGGCGTTGGCTAAGCGGGCTAATGGTAAGTATGCGGCGGGTATCGGTGGCGTTGTGTGGTCAATCCCGCGCCAGGTCGGAAAGACGTATCTTGTCTCTCTCATAATCTTCTGCTTGTGCCTTCTACATCCGGGCCTCACGGTCCTTTGGACTGCGCACCGGATGAAGACTGCTGGCGAGACGTTCTCTAAGTTGCAGGCGTTCACTCGTAAGAAGAAGATCGCCCCGCATATCTTGAAGGTCACGACCGGCGCTGGCGACGAGGTTATCTTCTTCCGCAATGGTTCTCGTATCTTGTTTGGCGCCCGTGAGCGTGGTTTTGGCCGCGGGTTCGACAACGTAGATATAGAGGTCTTTGACGAGGCGCAGATTCTGACTGAGGCTGCGGTTGAGGACATGGTTCCGGCTACGAACGTTTCCCCTAACCCGCTTCTCTTTTTCATTGGGACTCCCCCGCGGCCTAAAGACCCTGGGGAGATTTTCTCGGGGAAGCGGAAAGAAGCCCTTGCGGGTGAGGATGAGGACACGGTTTACGTCGAGTTCTCTGCGGATCCTAGCTGCAATGAGAATGACCGGAAGCAGTGGGCGAAGGCTAATCCTTCCTACCCGATGCGCACAGATGAATCAGCCATGCTTCGGATGAAAAAGGCATTGAACACTCCTGGGTCTTTTGAGCGTGAGGCGCTTGGGATTTGGGAGGCCGAGAGCCGCGTGTCCCTGTTTGATGGTGGCTCTTGGGAGGCTGGGCGTAAGGATTCCCGGCCCGATCACTTGACTGTGAACGCGCTTGCTGTGGCTGTGTCTATTGACCTGTCGTGGTCTTCCATCGTTGCCGGTTCCGGGGATGAGGACGGCGGCGTGTGGGTTAAGCCTCTGCATCACGGGCCGGGGACTAAGGGCGTGGTTGATCGTTGCGTCGAGCTGCAAGAGGCGTTTGGTGTTGACATCATCATTGACGGCCGCGGTCCAGGTGCTGTGCTGATCCCGCACCTTGAGAAGGCGAACGTCAGGTTGCATATCGCTACCACGGGCGACGTGCTGGATGCTTTCGCGAACCTTGAGACGAAGGTCAAGGACGGGCAATTTTTCCACATTAGCGCCCCGGAGCTTGATGCCGCGGCGGCTGGTGCGGTGAAGCGCGAGGTTGGTGACCGTTTCGCGCTTGGGCGTAAGAAGTCCGAGGCGGACATTTCCCCGCTGGAGGCTGCGTCTCTTGCGGCTTGGAGAGCCGGTCTACCTGTTGTAAAGAAGCGCTCGAAGTATGAGGACGCTGACCTTTTGACTATCTAGGAGTTGCCATGAACCGCAAGGACAGACTGCTGCGCGCAGCCCATCTTGAACGGTTTGTGGTGACGCTTACGACGGGTGAGACGTTCGACGGGTTGCTGGCTGATTGTGACGATAACAGCGTGAAGCTGGTTGGTGCGCACGCTGTTTCAGAGTCGGAGTCGGTCGCTGTTGACGGTGATATTTATTTGCCCCGCGAAAAGATCGCCTACATGCAGAATCCAGGGGGTAGGCCGTGATCGTTTCTGACGGCAAGGCTTTGGGGTTCGCTCCGCAGGCTCTTGGCGAGACTACGCCTTCCCTGTCTAATGGCTATTTCTATGCGGCTACGGGTCTGAATCTTTCGGGGCTGACGGCGTCTTATGGGGCTTTGTACAAGGCTCAGCCGTCTGTGGCTACGGTGGTGGATAAGATCGCGGCGTCGGCTGCGCGGTTGACGGTGAGGGTGTGGGACAACACGCCGGCTACTGGCAGGGTGCAGGACACAAGTTCGGCATTGGCCCGCCTGATTGCTAATCCGTGCATGGAGATGTCGCCGTTCAACTTTTACAGGTGGACGGTGGCGACGTATGAGATTTACGGCGAGGCGTTCTGGCTGAAGCAGCGTAACGCTGACGGCCAGGTCGTCAGCCTTTTGCCGATGCATCCTTCCCGGACGATGGTGAAGCGTGACGAGAACGGGCAGACGGTCTACGTCTTTACCCTTGGTGTGGCGTCTGCCGGGATTCTGACGGTCCCGGAAACAGATGTTGTAGCATTCCTGCGCTATAACCCTGAGAGCCTCATGCGCGGCCTGTCACGGCTTGAACCGCTGCGGTCTACCCTGCTGAATGAGGACGCCTCACGGCGTGCTACTCAGTCGTGGTGGAAGCGTGGTGCCCGCCCGTCTGTGGTGTTGAAGCACCCCGGCGAGCTGTCGCAGGCGGCACAGGACCGGCTGCGTGCGTCCTTTGATGCGCGCCATGCCGGTGCGGACAACATGGGCGGCACGAACGTCCTTGAAGAGGGCCTTGACCTTCAGGTGATTCAGCTCAACGCCGAAGAGATGCAGTACATCGAATCGCGGAAGCTGAACATGCAAGAGGTTTGCATGGTCTATGACGTACCCCCGCCTGTCGTTCACATCCTGGACCATGCGACGTTCTCTAACATCACCGAGCAGATGCGGTCGATGTATCGGGACACGATGAGCCCGCGGCTGGAAGACATTGAATCAACGATTGACCGGTCACTGCGCTCTGAGTTTTACGCGCCCGGTGAGCGTGAAGTCGAGTTCGATATGTCGGAAGTTCTGCGCGGCGATTATGAGACGCGGGTGGATAAGGCCCTTGCTGCACGGCAGGCGGGCCTGGTCACGGGTAATGAGGGGCGCGCCATTATTGGTGAGTCGCTGTCTGAGGATCCTGAGATGGACAAGATTTACGCGAATGCGGCTCTTGTTCCTTTGGGGTCTAAGGCTGAGGCTGTTGCCCCTGTCACTCCTGAGTCTGCGCCTGCGTTTGAGGCGGCGTCGAGTGCCAGCCCAAAAGCGTTGACCGTCCGCTCGATTATGGGGCGGCTCGCACGCATCAAGGCTGACAAGCCGGCTGTTCGCGAGCAGCTTGTCAAGGAGCATACTGACGCGCTGGTGAAGTTCTTCACCGCTCAGCAGGATGCCACGTTGGCGAAGGCTGGGCAGAAGGACTCCGGGGTGTTTGATCCGTCCGAATGGGACGCAGACCTTGCGGAGTTGTTACAGACCCTTGGTGATGCCACTTCTAAGGCTGTTGGTGACGCTACGGGCGCCGATCTGGGCGGGAAGTACAACCCGGACGATATAGCGGATTGGATCGCGTCAGACGCCCAGCAATCGGCTGCGAACATCAACCAGGCGACGGCGGACCAGATTGACGCGGCGCTCGACGACGATCATGACGTGGACGCTTTGAAGGCGTTCTTCGTGGCGTTGCTGGCTGGGCGTGCTGTCCAGATTGCTACGTCGCGGGTTGCGATGGTTGGTGGTCTTGCTTCCCAGGTCGCGGCCCGTCAGAACAATGCCCGGACTAAGACGTGGGAGACGAACTCCGCGAACGCCCGCGCATCTCATGAGGCGATGAGCGGCGAAACGGTGCCACTCAACCAGCCCTTTTCCAACGGGATGAACGGCCCCGGCGACCCCAGCGGCGGCGCGGATGAAGTGGCCGGCTGCACATGCACACTCAGTTTCAGCAAGGAAGGCTAATCATGGCGATCATCAAGAAGGATGCCACGATCTCCAATACCGACGACGCCTTCCCTGGCTCGTTTGAGGTGATCCTGTCGGCACAGACCAAGGACCGCGACGGCGATGTTCTGTTGAAGGACGGGTGGAAGCTTCCCCTGCCGGACCACATCACGTTCGACCAGGATCACGAGATGTCCGTGAAGGGCACCGTGGGTTCTGGCGTGCCGAGCATTGACCCGGAGACTGGGAACCTCGTGGTGAAGGGTACGTACTCCAGCCTTCAGCGGGCGCAGGATGTCCGGACCCTTGTGAATGAGGGCCACATCAAGACAACCAGCGTGGCGTTTATGTCTGAGAAGACGCAGAAGGACGGCGTTACGGTTACGCAGCGTGAGCTTCTGAATGGCGCTTTCGTTGCCATCCCTTCCAACCGTGAGGCGCTGGTTCTGTCGTCTAAGGGCTTCAAGGCTGGGGCGCGGAACTCGAAGGCTGACGCTGAGAAGGTTCAGGGGATCCACGATCATGCTGCGGCGCTTGGTGCTGAGTGTGTGGGCGCCCCGGCTAAGTCCTTTGTTCGGAAGGACGCGGACACTGAGGACGCTTCGGACCCGGCCGCGCTGGTCCCCGCGATTGATGCGGCGATTGATGAGGCGATCAACCTGTTTGCCTCCGTCGATGTTGAAAGTTTGCCTGCCGAGGTTCAGCAGGCTATAGCTCTCGTCCAGGCCGCTGATGCGACCGTGGACGAGCTTCTGGATGCCATCGGCATTCCGGATCCTGATGAAGATGCAGCCGCATCCGGCGCAGACCAAGCCCCCGCAACCGGCGCGCAAGCCCCCGTTGCCGGCGTTCGTTCTGCCCCCGTTGCTGACGCTGATTCTGACGCAGTAACGGTCAAGGAACTCGAAGAGATCGCGCTTCGGATCCAGGCCGCGCAATTCATCTAACCCATTCTTGAAAGGAGACTGTCATGTCGGCAGTTATTGAAGCTAAGCGCGCTATGGCGCAGCTCGGCACTAAGGCCCAGGAAGTCGTTCAGGACGATTCCCTGACTAATGCTGAGAAGAAGACCCGCCTGGATGCTTACCAGGCCGATCTGAAGTCCTACGCTGACACCATCGCCCTGCACGAGCAGGCGCAGCGTCTCGCTGTTGGTGGCGAGGCTGCACCGGAGGCTAAGTCTGCTGAGGCTGACCGCGCCGAGGTCAAGGCGTTCGGCAAGTCCATTGTGGAGTCTGCCGGTTACAAGTCGATGCTTGATGGACAGTCGAAGGGCGTCCAGATCGAGTACAAGGCCAACACCATTGACGAAGGTATCATCCCTGCTTTCAGTGGTGGCGCCGGTCAGGGCGGTCAGCTTGTAGCGCCGCAGCTTCTCCCCGGCATTGTGCCGCTGAAGTTTCAGACCCTCACCATCGCGGACCTGCTGGCTCAGGGCACCACGACTTCCTCGTCCATCTCCTACGTCATTGAAGCTGCATTCAACGACACCACGGCGACGGTCGCGGAAAAGGGCACGAAGCCTCAGCTTGACCTGACCCTGGCCCGCCGTCAGGACAACGTTAGCAAGATCGCTAACGTCGCCAAGGTTACCGACGAAATGTTCCAAGACGCCAGCCAGTTCGAGGCTTACCTGTCCAACCGTATGGTGTTCGGTGTGAAGCGCGCCGAGGAAACTCAGCTGCTGAACGGTAACGGTACTTCCCCGAACCTTCAGGGCCTCCTGAACCGTACCGGCCTTGCTACCACCGTGACCACCGCTGCGGGCCTTACCGCCGTGAAGGCCATGGAAGGTATCTTCAACCAGATCACCGCCCTGCGCGCAACCTCGTTTGTTGAGCCTGACGCTATCGTGATCCACCCCACCGACTGGCAGACGATCCGCCTTGGCAAGGACTCGCAGGGCCAGTATTACGCTGGTGGCCCGTTCACTGGCGCTTACGGCAATGGTGGTTACACGAACGTTGCTTCCATCTGGGGTCTGAAGGCTGTCATTACGACCGCCATCCCGCAGGGCACCGTCTTCGTTGGTGGCTTCCAGGAGTGCGGCCAGGTGTTCCGTCGTCAGGGCATCACCCTGGAAATGACGAACTCAAACGTGGACGACTTCGTAAACAACCTCATCACCCTGCGCGCCGAAGAGCGCCTGGCCCTGGCTGTTTACCGCCCGGCCGGCTTCGGCAAGGTAGCACTGACCGCCTAATAACGGGTTGCTGGTTCGGGGGTGGCTGGCTGCAATGTCAGCCGCCCCTGCGCATCCCCTAACAGTTAGAAGGAGGACGACATGCCTATTGATTATGTCGAGGACTACGAAGAACTGACCGGCAAGAAGCGGGAACTGTCCGGGGTTGAGGCGAAGGTGGTCACGGCTGCCGATGAGCCTAAGCCTGCGGCTAAGAAGACCGCGAAGGCTGAGACGAAGTAGCCGATGGAGGATCTTGCCAGCATTGCTGACCTGAACGACTTTTCACAGCTCGGTGTTGACCCTGCTGATGCTGCGGCGGCGTTCCTGTTGAAGGTTGCGTCTGGCATGGTCCGCCGCTATTTGCAGCAGGACATTACGGCTACGGCTGGGGATGTTGAGTATTGCGACCCGCTGAGTGGCGGGGTTCTGCTGTCTCAGTTGCCCGTGAACAATGTCACGAAGGTTGAGACGACTCTCGATGGCGCGACGTGGACGGTGGCGGATCCCGCTACTTATGTTGTGTCGCGGCGCCTGGGTATCGTTTCGCCGCGGGCGTATACCGGCCTATGGCCTACCGATCCCGAGTCGTGGCGGGTGACCTACTCGCACGGTTACGACAACGTACCGGACGAAATCAAGGGCGTTGTGTGCGGGGTTGCTGCGCGGGCTTACACGACGCCTTCCGGGATTGACATGGAACGCACGGGGCAGCGGCAGGTTAAGTACAACCTTGAGTCGGGCGGCTTTACCCCGCTGGAGAAGCTGATCCTTGATGGTTTCCGTATCCCGAGGGTTGCCTGATGGGTAGGCCGTTGGGGCGGAAAACGATCACGGTGCTAACCCCGCAGCAGTCCACTGACCCGTATTCGGGGCAGCCGGTGGATGACTGGACGCTCCCACCAACTGAACTCTTGGTGAAGGGGTGCGAGGTTGAGCCTGGCACCACTCAGGAGTACCTGCTGAGCAGGGATCAGGTACTTGTGGCGTGGACGGTTTACGCGCCTCCTGGGACGCCTGTGACGGCTTACAGCAGGGTCCGGTTCAACGGGGTTGTGTACACGGTATACGGGCAGCCGGCGCAGTGGGATTCGCCGTCTGGCCGGATTGATTATGTGGAGATCATTCTTCAGGAGTGGAGGGGCTAGTGACTGTTCGGATTGAGTCTGAGAAGAAGCTGAAGGTTGGCGATCCTGTCGAGCATAACGGTAAGAAGTACACCGTTGCGGAGGCTGTTGTGTGGTCTGACGCTGCCGACAATTACGCCTACACGGAGGCTGTCCTGAAGCTGGACAGGGGTGGTGATGGCGGATCTTCGGATAGAGATTGATGATGCCGCCGCAACTGCGCTGCTGAAGTCCGCCGAGGTCCGGGCCGATCTGATGCGGCGAGCTAACCGGATCGCTGCGGCGGCT